TGGTATCCTTTTACCATACCACCTTTCTGGTATCCTTTTACCATACCACCTTTCTGGTATTTTTTCGCCATCATGGCTTCTTTCATAGGAGAACCTGCTAGGTCATCATCCTTACGACGTTTTGCTTCAATAGATTCTGGTGATTTCTTCTTACCCATTGCCTTTTTGATTGCCTTATCTCTCGAACCCATGTACTCATCAGTGCCGCTTTCTATCTTGCCATCACCATCATAGTCCTTATCAGCCATCTTCTGCTCTTTCATGCTTTTCTTACCATATTTCTTATCTAATTCCTTATGTGTTTTTCTTGCCTTCTCTCTTTGCCTCTTCATCTCAGCATGAGCACCCGTATTGTCTTCTTCATAAATGACATGCTCATGCATGGCTTCGTCTACAATTTCTAAAGAAGTAACAGGAACATTCTTTTCAATACCATGCTCAAAAAAGACATCATAGTGTTGAACTACACCATTCTCATCAAGATCATGCATTCCTTTTATACAATTTCCAATACCAAACTGCTCATGCTTTACCTTTGATGCACAATGATGCTTCTTTTTCTTCTTTTTATTAGGTGATCCAAAGAGATCATCATCCTTTTTCATCTTCTCTTCTTCTGCTGCAGGTGTTTCTGCCTTTTGCTCACGGTATACTGACTGATAAGCATCCATCAAGTGAGCAAACTTAGTGGAGGAATACTCATAAGAGTCTTGAACTTTCTTCATTGGTATACTTTTCTTACCTTCTTTTTCAGTAGTAGATCCTTTAGCATGTAAAAAGCGATGACCTGATTTCTGAGCATCTCTTGCCATCTTATCACGTTCAAATTTAGCATAATCACGCTCTTTCTTAGCTTCTTTCTTTTTACCATGCATACTATCATAAGTTGCAGCATCAGTTCCCTTCTTAGATCTGTACATATCAATGACAGCTGCTACCTGATCAGGGGTATCCTTTTGTTCTTTGTTTAAATATCCCTCCCACCTTTTCACTTCAGATTCTCCCTCTTCTTTATGTGCTTTGGCTACAGTATCCAAATATATTTTTGAGAGGTCATTCAATGGATTTAAAGATGACATGGTAAGCCTACTACTTCTTTTTCTTATATTTATTTATAAACTGTCTACCCCACGATCCAGTTTGACCAGGAACCATAGATTTAGCATAATTGGTGTAAGATTGTGTCCCAACTCCCCTTTCACTAGCGGGAACTCCATATATTCCAGTTTTTTCAGCAGGTTTTACTGCTTCCATCACATCTTTTATCCATGATTTGAACATATAATCCTCTTTTGTCACACATATAAGGTGATTTGTACCTCTACGGATGATTTCACCTATCAATCCTGTGTTTAAACTCTCTACAATATCACCTATCTTGTAAATTAATCCCTGTACATAATTCTCTCTGAGTCCTTTGTTATCATATTTTGGTGCGATTTCCCATAGTTCATACGACTCTTTTACTTTTTTCTTTTTACCACCCATACCAGTACGAACAGCATCAAAAACTGCCTGTGCATCCGCATCTTTCAATGCTTTTGGTGTTCCACGTCTAAATGTATCAAAATCATCGTCTTGAACTGCCTTTCTTAGCTTCGATGCAGACATTCCTTCCACTCCTTCTGCATCAGAATCCCTTATACCAGCAGAAATTACCCTAATATTATCAAAATTATAGAGATCACCGTTGTATTTTGTTGCTAAATTCTCAAATTCTGCTTGTCTGTCTGCTCCAACCACTATATTTACATTCTTAAATCCATCTGCATCTGCTGTTTTGAGTACATCAAAGATAGTTTTCATCTCTGCATCATTAACAATCTCTTCCTCATAGTCAGGGAACATCTTCTTCATATAAGAGATCTTCATGTCAGGATCAAGAGGATTTTTCTTAGGATCAGACGATCTAGATGGATAAATCTTAACTTGACCACCTGCGGCTGCCTTTCTTGCTGCTCCTAATAACTTTTCATGACCTACAGTTGGTGGATTAAACCTACCAAATGCTGTTGTAAGGGTCTCACCTTCACCTTTTTTAGGTTCTTCCTCTGATTTTTTCTGTAAAGGTGCTCCTGCAAGGTCATCATCTTCACGTCGTTTCAACATTTGTTGAACGGGCCCTTGTGCCTGTTTCTTTGCGTTGACAGGAAGACCTGCCCCACGTTTTCTTGGAGACTGATCTCCGTCTTTACCTGGTCTTTGGTTTTTATTAAAGAATTTTAGTCTATCTCCTTCTGTTTTTGCTACAAATTCTCCACGACGATCTATCCAACCACCATGGCCGTCGCTCTTGAGTCCTAATTTACGTGCCTGTTCTTTTGCTTTGGACTCAGTTTCAGTTAAAAATTGGAAAAAACTCTTCATCTAACTTACTGTTATACTATATTTAGTGTATTTAAATATTTCCTTTCTTAATAAGATCTTTAAATTCAGGAGTAATACCTGCAAAAAATTGAGGGTAAGCAGAAAAATCTCCTTTATATCTTAATTCAATTTCAAGGATAGGAATCTTTCCTTTATATAAAGTAAAAAATACTTTTGCTGCATTTTTTGAAAAAGTCTTTTTCTTATCCAATTCCATTCTTGCATCTAACTTTGAAAGTCGTGCAATAGCAATCATAATACTATGAATATCAATGACATTTGCTTGACCTACATTGGGTTTTAAATTTCTATCTACACTTCCAACCCCCTCTGTCAAATAAAATCCAAATTCATATTTATCCCAAGTCTCTAATTCATCTAAAAGACCTAATTTTAATACTCTTGTCAACAAAACATCTGCTAATGTATTTTTAACATCAGGTTCATTCATCACATCAAGAAATCCTTTATATAAAGGATTCAGTTTATTGCCTTGACTTTGTAATTTCTTATTAACAAAATTTCTAAAACTTTCTTGGGATGGATCATTTCCACTTTTTTTAATTAATCCATTTCTATCCGCTAAATCCGATTCTGATTTCAAATTTATAAGGGGAATGGCTTTATTATCCTTTTGTCTAACAACTCGCATCTCCCATAATTTTTTTGAATCTTTTATATTTTTAGTATTAGCAGCAGCAAATCGTGCTAAAGGGCCTCCAGATGAAAACGCTTCCTTAATAACACCACCAAAAAATTTAATTCTATGATCATTTAACTTATCTCTCACTTTTTTCATCTTAGGACCATTAATATAAGCCGAAAACGCATTATTAATTAAGGTAGGACTTGGTGCTGTTGCCTTTGGTTTTTTCTTCAAAGATATTCCAACATAATCATTTCCATTCACCTTTAAAATAACATCCGAAGAGTTATAATCAGCCATCCCAAATGCTTTTAACTTAAATTGAGATACGTCAGGATGCCATTTATTACCAGTTAAGTATACAATAGAAGGTAATTTTTTAACTTTTTGCCTTGTTCCCAAAACAGCAGACATAGCTGCTGCCAAATCACTGTAAATATCTTTCTCACTTTTTGAAGTAGTTGCAAAATCAATAATATTAATCATCCCTTTCTTGGTGGCATTACCAGCAGCATCAAGAACTTTATTACTTTTTAAATTTTCAAGAGCAACAGAATGCAAATTTAAAAACTCTCTTTCATTATTCTTTGCTGAATTCAAATCTGCTGTATCAACAAAAGAGAGTCCTGCATATAGTCCTTCCGAGGGTTCATATGCCATTTTTAAACTTTCTAGTTATTTATTGAACCCACCTAGTAACTGTAAGTTCAATACTATTATCCTCCATCTCCCACTCTTCTTCTACTTGAAATCCCATTTCCTTAACAGTATTATACACTGTCATACGTGCATACTGTTGATTAACCTTATCAATAAACCTCTCTACAGGAATAGGTTGATTCCATGTCTCAAGATCTGCTACTAATTCATACTCCCCTGTTACTGGATGCATACGAAAACCAATATCAGTTCCGATAGCAACCTCAGCCTCTACAGTTTCATGACCAATACCATGACTACCAGTTACTTTAAGTTCCTGATCCTCTTTTACATCATACTGAAGTAACTCTAGTGCTTCAACCAGTTGTGGTTTGTTCTTGAGTTTCGTCTTGATTGTGCTGAAGTGCGACATTGTTAGAGTAAAATTCGGGTTTAAATTGACGAGTTTCTACTTCTCCAAGTTTATTATCTATTTCTCTGGTGAGTTCTACACACTCATTGGATGTTGCTCCCATAACTTCTTCGGTTACTCTACCATCTTGTCTGATAGTAAACTTAAGAGTCTGTTGTCTGCTCATAGGTCTCCTTCTTTACGGTTTTCTGATTTATGAACATCAAACTCTCCACCAGGATATCTTGCTTTGAGTTTGTCTACATTCATCTCAATAAGTTCATCGAATGTAGTATCTAGTGCCATACAAGCCTGTGCAATATACCAACATATATCTCCCAGTTCTCTCTTCATATGAAAAACATTATCTTCATTATAGGGTTTACCTTGAAATACAATCTTCTTTACCACCTCCGTAAACTCACCAGACTCAGCAGTCAAACCAAGTGCAGCAGTTAACAGTTTACATACATCAGCATCTTCTGCTTCTAATTGATTCAAACGCTGAACAAGTGTAACATAATCTGTACTAGGAGCACTCGTTACCTCTTGTACAAACTCAAGATACTTTTCGGTGTCAACTGTCATTTTGTTCCCTCATGTCTTGATGTAATCTTTTTAATGCTTCAGTAGATTCAGGAGTTTCTTCCCACTCCCAGGTCTCTTCACGACCTTTACTATCTATTTTTTTGAATTCTTTTTTTGTCATTAGAATTTAAAGTCGCTAAATGATTTTTTAGTTTTTTTCTCTTCTGGATTATACTCTTCTTCTTGTCCACTGTCAATAATATCTTCTTGTGCTTTTTGCTCACAATCATATAATCTCATTTTGGCCCTATCAATACCAACAACAAATCTCTTATTCATTGTAGGATCGTTATACCTATTCTTCAATTGCTTTACCATTATTTGATTTAAACCCTCCAACTCTTCTGTAGAAATAAGGGCAAACATAAGGTCAGCAGTAGCAGGGAGTCCAAAAGACTCAGAGGT